GCTGTATTGCTTCGTAATACTCGTGCTCAGTTTCTGCTCCATCTTCAATTAAATCGATATCGTGTAAGTTCATGATTAAATCCTCTCAGTAACGTTTAAGGTGTGTTTGCGGGGGCTTTCGCCCCCTGTTGGTTATAGATTAGCGTTAGCCTCGACCATGATTTCTAAATGCCGTTCATAACGGTCTTCCCATTTACCGAATATTTCTGGGAATGCTTTCTCTAGTGTTGCGCTATTGCTTAGATCAGCGTGCATCCACAAATCAGCAAGGCGAGATTCAAAGCCTGATCCCTCTTCACTCATCATCTTTACTGCTTTCCATTCTGCTCTCATTGTTTTCTCCTAGTGTTTATCGATTGCGTTATTGCTTTCGATGTAATTAATTGTAGTGCGTTGTCATACAAATACATTAGGATAAACCCTAGGTTTTTGATTGTATTTTTCTATTGGGTTTTGCTTTCTTGATAGCTTTTACCCCACCCCCTTACCGATTTTTGCCAGCCACTTCTTAACCCCCCACACCCCATTTTGGCAACTCGGGACTCCTACTACTTCTATACACTGTGTTTTGCACGAAAGATCCGCAATTTTTTAGACCCCCCACCCCCATAAGGGTTTTCCCCTAGATTTGTTTCGTATTCTGTACAAAAACACCCCCCTTCGACTTCTAAATGAAACACCCCACCCCAATATTTTTAAAATTTTTTTAGACTTTGTTGCACTGCAGCAAAAATCAAGATAAAATAGAAACTCCAACAACTAAGGAGCAATCATGGACTTTTTTAACAACTACATCAAAATGGTCGAAAAGCAGTATGAGTACAGCAAAAGCCTTTTTGAGAGCATGCAAAAAGATGTAACAAAATCAATTGATTACGGCTTTGCACAGCTAAAATCGTTGATTAAGTAATACCCGGGGACTTTGCGTCCCCACCTGCAAAATACCCCCTCACAAACTTTACAATAAAATGCAGTAAACTAATCTTGGAGGGCCGGCTGGGCTAGAAGCTCACACCAGTCTTTTGGGTTAAATCCTCAAACAATTAGCTGTCTACAGTCTCACGACGCCTTCCACCACTTTTTAAACTTCTTGGGGGGTTGAGATGGGCCAGCCAGTATTTATCATTCGCAAAGTCGATATTCGCAACAGCTCCCATGTGAGTGTAATTAAGCATTTACAAAAAGAGATTCTCCCTAGCGATAACTTGTATAAACCCGATCATGGCCATTGGTGGGTTGCTTATACCGAAGCGGAAAAACCCGTAGCGTTTGGTGGTCTAGTGCGCTCGATGGTGTGGACAGATACGGGGTACTTGTGCCGATCTGGGGTTCTTGATGAATATACTGGGCACGGGTTACAGAAAAGATTAATCCAAGCACGGATCAAACAGGCTAAAAAACTAGGATGGAACTGGGTGATTACGGACACAACGGACAACCCGGCAAGTGCTAACTCATTAATTAATTCTGGGTTCAAAATCTATACACCAGGCAACCCTTGGTCGTTTAGAAACGCAATCTATTGGAAGTACAAAATCCATCACGAAGCTAAATCAAGAAAAGCAAAAAAGCACAACAGTGCTTATGCGTAGTACAATCGCCACAACAGCTACAAACGGCTAAAGGTAAAACGCAATGACAATGATGGTGATTCCTACAGACAAGGATGTGCCGCTAATTCAAGATGTACAAGGGACTCCGGCAGAAATTGCTGCCCGTGCAGATGCTTTTTTTAAAAGCGCAGAAGTGATCCGCGAAGCGGGTGGAGATGTAGAGCCTAGTGAGGCTGAACGTGACGAAGCACGTCAAATTTTTAGTGGTAGCGAGCTAGCGCCACAAGTTCCCAGTTCATCTGCTGTTGCCAGACAACTAAAAGCCCTCATCACCGAGTATGACCACCAGGTCATCGACTCAAACATTCAAGCACGAAACTATATCGTCAACCGGCTCCTAGAGATTTCAGATCCTACGAGTGATACAAAACCTATGGAGCAGCTGCGGGCCTTGGAGCTCATGGGCAAGGTCAGTGAAATTGGCCTATTTACAGAACGTCTTGAGGTTAATATCAACAACAAGAGTACCGAGGAGCTTGAGAAGGAGTTGGTCGCCACACTTTCAAAATACATGGGTGTGGTGCAGGTAGTAGAGAGTAAAGAAAGTACCAGTCTAGGTATTGATTTAGATGAAGAATTAGGCAGAAAACCAAAACTAGAGGAGAAAGAAGATGACGATAGTGATGACTAAGCGGGACTATTTAAACGAATTTGCAGAGGGCGCGATGGTGCTCGAGCCAGGGCGGTTTGATGAGGCGGTTGTAGGGATCGTTTCGCGGATAGACCGGGACCCGGTGGTGTGTTACAGCGTGTCAAAAATTATTGAAATCCTGATGGAAGATGGGATGGATGAGGAAGAGGCGTACGAATACTACGAATACAACATTCTAGGGGCTTATATGGGCGAAACAACCCCAATGTTTTTGGACCCCATACCTATTTAATGACACATAAATGTTACCTAAACCCGTCTAATGGCACATAAACATTACAAAATGTTACCTAAACCTAACCTATGACTCAGAAAACAAAACTTTCTGACTTTACGGTAGCTGAAATTGAAACAGCCATTAAAAATGCGCCTCCAACGGCTAGATTGCACATTGCCGCACTAAAAAATGAGCTTGCGCTTCGGATAAAACGGCAAGAATCGGCATTAGATTTTATGAAATTTGTGGAAGAAGTATGGCCAGGCTTCATTCATGGGCGACATCACGAAAAAATGGCACGAGCTTTTGAAAGGGTAGCAAATGGAGATATTAAGCGTCTTATTATTAACATGCCTCCTCGTCATACTAAATCTGAATTTGCTTCTTACCTGCTACCTGCGTGGTTCTTGGGACGATTTCCTCATAAAAAGGTTATCCAGACATCCCACACTGCTGAATTGGCTGTTGGGTTTGGACGAAAAGTCAGAAACTTGGTGGATTCCGAAGCCTATAGACGATTATTTCCGGCGGTTGAACTACAGTCTGACTCTAAAGCTGCTGGGCGGTGGAACACTAACCATGGCGGAGACTATTTTGCTATTGGTGTTGGCGGTGCAGTCACGGGTAAAGGCGCTGACATCCTCATTATCGACGATCCTCACTCAGAACAAGAAGCAACTATAGCCGAAACAAACCCAGAGGTGTACGACAAGACCTACGAATGGTATACATCCGGTCCAAGACAGCGTTTACAGCCAGGTGGTGCCATTGTGATTGTGATGACACGGTGGTCAAAGAAGGATTTAACGGGTCAAGTGGTCAAAGCGGCGGCGCAACGACAGGGTGAAGACTGGGAAGTGATTGATTTTCCTGCTATTTTGCCTTCGGGAGGGCCTCTGTGGCCGGAGTTTTGGAAGATGGAGGAACTAGAAGCCCTTCGGATGGAGTTGCCTAACGCCAAATGGCAGGCGCAGTACATGCAGCAGCCCACAAGCGACGTCTCGGCGATCATAAAGCGTGAATGGTGGCAGTGGTGGGAGAAAGACGACCCTCCGTTCTGTGACTTTTTGATTCAATCGTGGGATACGGCGTTTTTAAAGACAGAACGAAGCGATTATAGTGCGTGTACGACGTGGGGGATATTTTATTGGCCTGATACAAACGGGCGCGATCAGGTAAACATCATTGCTTTGAACGCCTTTAAGAAAAGAATGGAGTTTCCAGAGTTAAAACAACGGGCATACGAAGAATATCAAGACTGGCAGCCAGATAGCCTGATTGTAGAAGCAAAAGCAGCGGGTTCTCCTCTAATATTTGAGCTTAGAGCCACAGGAATCCCCGTGCAGGAATATACACCATCGAAAGGCAATGATAAGATAGCGAGATTAAATGCGGTTGCAGACATTTTTGCAAGTGGTAGAGTGTGGGTACCAAGAACGCACTGGGCGGAGGAGTTAGTTGAGGAAGTGGCCTCATTTCCGTCTGGAGAGCATGATGACTTGGTAGACTCAATGACTCAGGCACTGTTACGGTTTAGGCGGGGTGGTTTTGTACAGCTAAGTTCTGACTATGAAGACGAACCAAGAGGGTTTAGACGCAAAGTTGCGTATTACTAAGGAAACATTATGGCAATAGATAAAGCGTTATACCAACTCCCACAAGGGATTGAAGCTTTAGCAGTAGAAGAACCGGAAATAGAAATTGAGATTGAAGACCCAGAGTCCGTAAAAATTGGTATTGACGGCATGGAGATAGAGATTGAACCCGCCGAACCTTCAGACGAAGATTTTGATGCTAATTTAGCAGAATATATAAATGGAAACGAACTAGCTAGTCTAGCTGGTGAATTGATTGGTGATTTTGATTCCGATATTGGTAGTAGAAGGGATTGGATTCAAACATACGTTGATGGTTTAGAGCTACTTGGTTTAAGAATTGAAGAAAGAACAGAGCCCTGGGAAGGTGCTTGTGGTGTATATCACCCCATTCTTAGCGAAGCGCTAGTCAAGTTTCAGTCTGAAACTATGATGTCTACGTTCCCTGCAGCGGGACCCGTTAAGACACAAATTATTGGTAAAGAAACCACCGAGAAAAAAGAAGCGGCGGAACGTGTCAAAGACGACATGAACTACCAGTTAACCGATGTGATGCAGGAGTACCGACCTGAGCACGAGAGAATGTTGTGGGGTTTAGGCCTTGCAGGTAACGCATTTAAAAAGATTTATATTGATCCGGCGCTTGATCGTCAGGTTGCTATGTTTGTGCCTGCAGAAGATATTGTAGTGCCATACGGTGCGTCAAATCTAGAATCAGCAGAACGTATTACTCATGTAATGCGTAAAACAGAAAATGAACTTAAACGTTTACAACATGCTGGTTTTTATCGCGATGTAGATTTAGGTGAACCTAATAATACTCTTGATGAAGTAGAAAAGAAAATTGCCGAAAAGATGGGATTTAGAGCGACATCAGACGATCGCTATAAGATTCTTGAAATGCACGTTGATTTAGATTTAGCGGGCTATGAAGATAAAGACAAAAACGAAGAACCAACAGGTGTTGCACTGCCATATGTTGTAACAATTGAGAAAGGCAGCAACACAATTTTAGCAATTCGTCGTAATTGGGAACCCGACGATAAGACACATCAAAAGAGGCAGCACTTCGTCCATTATGGATATATTCCAGGTTTTGGTTTTTATTGTTTTGGTCTTATTCACCTCATTGGGGCTTTTGCTAAGTCTGGTACTTCCATGCTTCGGCAACTTATTGATGCTGGCACCCTTGCAAATCTACCAGGCGGTTTTAAAACTCGTGGTTTACGAATACAGGGAGACGACACCCCTATTTCACCAGGAGAATTTAGAGATGTAGATGTTCCATCTGGAACTATGCGGGACAACATCCTACCCCTTCCATACAAAGAACCATCTATTGTATTGGCCCAACTGCTTGATAAAGTAATTCAAGAAGGCCGTGCTTTTGCTTCAGTAAGTGACATGAAGGTTTCTGACATGAGCGCAAATGCGCCGGTAGGCACCACACTGGCAATCTTAGAAAGAACCCTAAAAGTAATGAGTGCGGTTCAAGCGCGTATCCATTACTCAATGAAACAAGAGTTTAAGCTTCTAAAGAAAATCATTGCAGATTACACCCCAGAAGACTATAGCTATGTACCAGTTGAAGGCTCGCCTCGCGCGAAAAAATCGGACTATGACAATATTGAGGTTATACCGGTTTCGGACCCTAATGCAGCAACAATGGCGCAAAAGATTGTTCAGTACCAAGCGGTACTTCAATTGGCAACGCAAGCTCCGCAACTCTACAACATGCCCCTCTTACATCGCCAGATGCTTGAGGTGCTCGGAATTAAAAACGCGGCAAAGCTGGTGCCTATGGAAGACGACGAGAAGCCAACGGATCCGGTTACCGAGAATATGAATGTTTTGCGTGGCAAGCCAGTAAAAGCCTTTATGTATCAGGACCACCAAGCGCATATTCAAGTACATACTACCGCGATGCAAAATCCTAAGATCCAACAAGTTTTAGGTATGAACCCACAGATCGCCCAGGTGATGCAGGCGGCGATGACTGCCCATATTAATGAGCACGTAGGGATGGAGTACCGCAAACAAATTGAGACAACTCTTGGCGTTAGTATTCCTGTTGTTGATGAAGAAGATGAAGAGCAAGTATTACCTAAGAGTGTTGAAGTTGAATTGTCTCGTCTCATGGCTCAGGCTAGCACCAAACTACTCGGCCAGGCCCAACAAGAAGCTCAAGCCCAAATGGCGCAGCAGCAAGCACAGGACCCACTCATCCAAATGCAGATGCAAGAGCTCCAGATTAAGCAAGCAGAACAACAACGTAAGGTAACAAAAGACCAAGTTGACGCAATGCTTAAA